TTTAACTTCAGTAACCGCCCCGTCGGCAATTTTAACTTCAGTAACCGCCCCGTCGGCAATATTAGCATAACCGCTGGGCTGCGGCCCATTTTGAGCGAAGCAAGAGCTGGAAATTAAGCAAATTGTAATAAAAAAAAATAATTTATGGGCGTTCATACCACCCCCAAGCGCCGTCAACAACTACTGTTGCAGCACCAGAATTAGATATAATCGAACCATTGAATTCACCGGCCAGGCCTTGCCAGAGATATGTTTCGCCCTCAGAAACCAGTCTTCCAACTCTGTCTGTGCCGGTTGCAATGTTGTCTGAATGAGCTATTACAAAATCGCCCGACTTAGCCCGAAGCTCAAAGCCTAATGCGTTGACTGGCAAAAAAGCAGAAACCGCTACCGGGGCAATGTCGTCTAAAGTAATGGTGTCGGTTGCTACCGACTTGAAGCCAAAGTTGCATTGAATGGGACTGCTGTTAAGCGTCGGCCAGTTCGGTTGCGCTGCAAAAGCAATGGCAACAGAAAGAATCAGTATCAAGGCCGAGAAAAAATATTTGTTTTTGTTTTTCATTTCGCCTCCATAAAAACAAGGCGGGATTGCTCCCGCCGATTGTTGTTCGCTTATTCGGTGCCTTTTCTGCCCCATACTTCAATGATTACTTCCTGATCTCCGCTGGCTCCAATAGAAATATTAGGCGCTCTGAAAAATACGCCCTCAAAGGCCTTTCCAGAAACTACAGCAGCACCTTCTGGAGTCAAAAGATGACTTGCGGTTGCGGTAGGAAGAACGATGCCTGAAGCGACAGATGTTGAGTAGGGAACGTAGGTCAAGGAAGCTGTTCCGTGATTCTGAATCCTGAGCTTAACGGGATATTCTACTGTGTCAGGAAGCATGTAAACAGCCTCAGTTCCAGTGGATACGTTATCGCTTGCAGTTATAGCTGCGGCAGCGTCAAGAGTAACAACTGTCTGTTTAAGCAGCTGGTCGAAAGTCTGCGCCTGGAAAGCCAGGCCTGCAGTTCTGACAGCCGGATCAGCAGCAAAAGAAGCAGACGCGAAAGAAAAGATTAAAAGAAAAAAAACAACACAGAATAACTTTTTCATAAAGCCTCCTAAAATTTTATACCCCTTACATTATAACGACAAACAACCATTACTTCAAATCTTATATCAGTTTTTTGATAATGGTTATTTTTTAGAACGATCTTTTATTTCTTTATTGAATCTTTTCATTAGCTTGGTAGCGGCATTTCTTTTGAAAGCGTCGTCTTTTCTTACCAGACTGGTTTTAACTTTTTTGTTTTTTGTTTTTGCCTTTCATCTTCTGTTGGCTTTGCCAGGTTTTCCAGAACATCAAGCGGCCACGTAACGAAGGTTCGAGGGAAGCCAGCGAAAACACCAAGAGTTGCCGCTGCTCTGATAAAGGAAGACATAGCCGCCATCGCTCCCTTGCCGCCGAAAACAGTTGACAACAAATGCTTTGCCCGTTTTTCTACGTCTTGAATTTGATCGACAACCATCATTCCAGCTCCCCAGTGTTCCAAGATATCTTTGGGCGTAGTTCTGGTAAGTCTCATTGCTGGGTTTACAAATATGGTATCATTGGCCGCTCTGAATATGCTTTCGGCGAAAGAAGATTTCTTACCCCTTGATCTGCTGACTAACTGATCCGCAAGCGCCGAGGTCAGGGCTGTTGCTATCAGCGCAAATGCAATATTTTTTGCTTTCTCTGATTTGCCTGTTTTAGTGTCTCTATATAATCTTTTCAGATGGTTGTTAAGCTTCTGCCACTGAGAAGAATAAACGCCGCCAAGATACGCGACAATATCTCTGCCGCCAGCAGCAGTTAGCTGAGTAAGCGTTGCGTCTGGCACGGTTCCGGTATTCTGAGTTTCCCGAATAGTTCTGCTTGCCAGTTCTCGCGCCCACTCTTCAGTCTTGCCGGTGTCTTTAGCGTATGCTTTTGCTGCTTCGTGAATGATAACCATGGTTACGCCGTCAAAGTGAGCAAAAGGCTTGATAAAAAGACTGGTTTTATCTGACTCAAGGTTGCCGCTATACAGAATATTCCCGGCATACCTTGAAAGTCTGCGCCACATATCAGGATCTTTATTCATTAATTCTTGAACAGCAATAGGTCTGTGATTTCTAAACTTACCAGACTCAGCGGCAATATATTTAAACGGTATATGGCTTGAAGTGTAAGCTAAAGAAGTATACTGAACCAACATAGAGCGAGGCGTGAGGAGTGCCGGCATTATTCGCCTGAGCCCTCTCATATACCATTTAGACAATTCTGTTGGCGGTTTATTTCCGGCCTGAGACAAGCCTTCAACCAGAAGTTTGAGCCTGTTCCAGCGCTCTTTACCCAGAGACTTGATTATTTTCGGCTCCATGCCAGGCATATTTCTAAGCATTTCAATATTCCTGACAGTTTCAGCATGCCCAACGTAGACGGCTGTTTTGGTTACATGGTCTTTGAAAACATCTGTTATGTCGGTGACTCGGAACGGGTGAGTATTGTCAACCGTCTGCTTAACAAAGCTGAACCCAGAAGGTGTGACGAGTCTTTCTTCTTGATCGTCCATAATATTATCGCGGGTTTCTTTGCCTTTATAAGCCCTGTCTTTTGAGACTGGAAGATATTTGTCACCCATTTTCCATTCAGGAACAAGAGGAAATGCTTTTATTCTCTGATGAACATCGTTTATTGCAGGAAGAATATTTTTGTTTATATGGTCAGTAAGGCCTTTTAAAACAACTCTTTCTTGCGGCGTAAGTTCTGAGACAAGCTCATCAAGGAAGTTGTCTGTCACGTCGATAACGTCCATGTCTCGGTAGCGAGAAAGAACGACACCAGACACCGACAAAGATCTTCTGGCTCTTTCGAACTGAGCAAGCCCAGCAAGATACAGTTTTTCGCCCCTGGTTAATGATATGGTTTTTCCAGCCCTATCTTTGAGACGAAGAACAACCTCTTTGCGCCAGTCATTAAACTCTCTGCTATCAGGACTGAGTTGAGCGCGTTCAATAACGTCTTGAAACTCCTGGTCGCCTCGCTGCATCATGAGATTTTGAACCGTATCGCCTTTAACGGTTTCATCGTAAAGAACTTTTTTGCCATCAGGCCCAAGCATTTCAGCAAAGGTAAGACCGTCCTCATTCATGTAGCTGGCCGGAGAAACAAGACCGAGAAAGCCAAATTGAGAGGTTTCTTCCAGCTCGGCTTTTGGTCGAAAGGTTCTTGCCATAAATCCGGGGTCAAATTTTTTGCCAGCAAGATGATTTTCAACGCTTTCGGCAATCTCTTTTACATCCCTGTATCTACCGCCAACAATGGCAGACTTAATGATTCGTTGTGCGTCAACAAGAAATTGAAGCCCGTCGTTTATTGTTTTCATTTCGTCAGCAGACAAACTTTCTGGCTTCTTGAGTCTTATTGCGTCGTCAAGATCTTGCACCAGCCACCACGGCACGCCCATATCTGGGTTTGACTCCTCAAAGCTTCTCAGGAAAAGCCTGGTTGTTTTAAGAGCTTGTCTGCCTTCTTCAATTTGAAGGTTCTTCAGCAAGCTCTGCCTGTCTTTGCCAACCACTTCATGAACTCTTTCGGTTTTCTTTAAAAGAGTTTTGAATCTGTCGATTTCTTTACGCCTGTAGTGTTTGTCGGCATATTGGATAGCCTTGTCAGATATTTCACCCAGGCGCTTCATGGTTTTGGCGTTTCTTGTTTGATCCATCAATGCGCCTCTGATTTCCACGGGCAGCACGGCTTTTATAAGATCTGATGTGATTTTTCTGCCTTTTTCCATGCACTGAGTTTTTGCTAAAGCGTTTTCCGATTTAAAGAAGAGGCTTTCCGCTTCCTTGAGCTTTGGCATAAACTCTTTCTCTGCCTTTTTCGCAGCAAGCCTGGTATCTCGTTCCGACGCCTTGAATCTTTCTTTTAGCGCCTCAGACGGCCTGACGCTTTTTATTTCATCAGCAAGCCTGGTTTGTTTGGTGATTTTTCTAATACTCTTTTTTATGTCGCCAACAGCACCGCGCCTGTCAGCAAGCACTCTCTGAATATCAGAGAACATTGATCGCAAGGTTTTATGGACCGATTTACCGAACTGCTTAACCATATTTCGCGCCCAGTCAGCAAACTTGGTTGCACCCTTTTTAAACCAATCATAACCAGCCTTGGCTGCTTTCGCGCCATACTTAGCGGCCAGATATTCAACCGAATACAGTTCAACACCTTTGTCGGTTGCTCTTTGCTCAACAGCCTTGAATAAGTCGCCGTAAGCTTTTTTGGCTGCAGGCAATTCATCAGGAAGCAGGTAAGGATAATCGCCATCTTCGAGTCCGAGGCTTCGGGCCGCTTCCCATACTTGGTGGTCGGCAATATTTACAAGGTAATCATTTTCTGCTCCAGCATTCTTCATATAGTCTACAAGGTAAGACTCGAACGCCCTGGCGGTCATTTCGGTTGTTTCGCTCCAGTAGTCTTTTGATCGAAGCTTGTCGAGTGACTTAGACCTTTTAAGCATCTTTGTGTCGCGAATTATGGTTTGCTTAACAGCATTGAATGCGTCAGCCATTTCCTGTCTGATCTGGCCGCGTATTGTTCCCGTTTCTGTTATGAATTCTGCTCCAGCTTTTTTGCCGAAGTAGTTATCAAGAGCATGCCACCATTCGTGAGCAAGAGAGCCGGCGCCCTTTGTTTTTGTGAGATTTATAACAACGTGATCGCGCTCATAGTGAGCTATCGCAGCACGCTTGCCGCCGATTCCTCTTGCGCCAAATGCTAAGCCCAGCTCGCCGTTAAGAGAAAGAGCAGCCGGTGGAACTCCAATTATTTCAGCCAGATCCAGAAGAGCGTCAAATGCTTCGTTTAAATCTTCCTGTCTCTTGGTTCCTTCAACCCAATTTCCAAACTGAACGCCGCGAAGCTTGAAGGTTTCAGCAAAAGTTTCCGGGGTAATATCTTTGCCGCCCCTGCGGTCTTTGCCTATTCGTGGCCGGTTAACTTCTCTTCTCTCAAACGGAATATTTCTAATTCCATTATATTGAGCGAGAAGGGTTTCGTAGTTGTTTGCTCTATATTCTCTAGCCTCGGTTGATGTGCCGAAAAACTTCAGCTCTACGGTTTCAGACCTGATTTTTTTGCCAATAAAAAAGCGGCCTTTATTTTCGCCAATCAGCTTTTTAAAGATATGGAATTCTGTTTTTTTGGCTTTAGATGGAGCGGCTTTTGTTTTTTCGTATGCAGCTTTAAACTTATCAACAACATCTTTTACGGTTTTTCCGAACATAACCCGTCTGTCTTCATAGGACATTTCAAAGCCGCCGCTGCCCCTTGGCTCTATTGACCAGAGTATTTTCGGGGAATCAAGCTTCACGCCATCAACCATAGAGAACATGGCGGATCTTAGCCGAAGATTCTTAAGCGATGCGTCGTGACCAACTTCATTGTAAAGCATCGCAAGGGCTTCTGCGTCAGAAAGCCTTTTTGATTCCTCAGAGGGTGACGGAGTAAGCGCCTTGTCAGCAGAAAGACTCATTGCTGCGCTTATTTTATCTTTCAGCGCCTGTTGTGCTTCTGGGCTTTCAAGAAGCTTAAGACTTAGCATTCTCGCCTGCTCAAGCTCTCTGACGTAAGATATAAGCTTATAGCCCTTTTGGGGCCTGCTGGGTAGAAGTTCTCTTAAGGCTCTGACGACTCCAACAGCAACTGGGTCGGTTCCTTCCTCGATCATCTTCTGGTAATTCGGAGCAGGCCATGACTTAGAAAGCGGCACGCTTGCGGGGTCGAGCTTTTGCGCCTTCTCGATGTCTACTTTGTATTGAGCGGCCAAGTGCTTCTTGGCACCATGAAGAGCTTCGCCAAAGTCTTCTATTTTTTCGGTTGGTTTTACCGTAGCTTGCGCTGGCACCGATGCTTCAGCGGCCTTCTTCGCCTTCCACTCTTTACCGAAGGCAATATCAGCAAGATGGTTTTCACCTACCTTTGGGATTCTATAATTTGTTTTCTTAGTCTCCGGTATTCCTTCGGCCACAGGAGCTGCTTTAACTTCTCTACTACTTGGGGGCGGACTGGCGAAAAGGTCGCCTGTTTTCTTTTCATATTTATCTTCCATCCTTTCTACTACTGCTTGGAATAATTCTGCCCTGGTTGGGATAGTCGGCACCTTGTTTCCTGGCAGTAATTTTTCTTTTGGACTGCCAAGCTTGAACACCGAATCATTGTAGGTTGAAAAAAGCTCTGTCATTTTTGCGCCAGATCTTTTGTACTTATCAAGCTGTCTTAAAATGTCTTTGGCAAGAGCCGAAACTCCATCATCCCACAACTGGCCTTGCTGGAAATAACCCTCGATTGTCGTTCCTGATTTGCGAAGGCCCGAGATCAGTTCTGCCGCTTCGGCCATTGCAGATCCAATGTCAAGATCATACAAGTCATTTGTTTTCGCCATCGAATTGATCAAGGCAATTTTAGCGCCCACGTTTATATATGTAGCCAAAATTGCTTTAATGTTTGGGTTTTCTTTTTCGGCAAATATTTCAGCAAGTCTTTCGTCGCCATACGCAGCAGAAAAAACAGCACGTTCAAGCCTAGCGGCGCCCTCTTTGCTTAAATTATTTTCTGAATCAAAAAATCTTCCTTCATCATTTTTACTTGTTACTTCAGTGAAAAAAGCGGAAATAAAACGATTGTTTGCTGCAGAAAAAAGATCATCATCCTGAAGCAATCTCGCGTTATTAACGACAGCAAAAGCGTCAGATCCTGCATCTTCTCCAGCTGTCATGCCAAGTTTATCCTGCCTGTTTAGGTCAGACGCAAGTCTACGCAGTTGTTTATCGTCAAGCTTATCTTGAATAACTCTTACTAAAACAGGTCTGCCTGAAGGCACAGAAGGCAAATTAAATCTCTTGTCTGTTGTTGTTATGGCTCTCTGGTATTCGCCCATGGTCTTGTCTTTATAGCCTTTTCTAATGGCCATGGTTCTGCCATTGCCGGATATTACTACAAACCTAATCATTCCATCTATCATAACTGGAGCAACGACAGGAGTTCCGACGTCTGCATTTACAAAGTCTGTTACAAGCTTATCAACTATTGGATTTTGCGCGATGCTTTCGATCTGCTCTACGCTTGCCAGTTTTTTTCTTTTTCTGGGTTGATATTGATCTGGAAACCTTGGATCATCCGAAGTGATAAGCTCATTTTCTGGAACTGCTAAATATTTAACCTTTAGTTTTTTTCCGGATGGAGCATAAGCTTCCGCTTCTAAGCCATACTGTATTTTATCAGTAATGTCTTTAGGGTCGACCACTTTAGCCTTTTCTGCTTCAGGTTTTTTTTCTGTAAAAGTTTCTTGCTTTTTCCCTTCATATGTCAAAACGGCATCTTTTGGAATCTCGCCAGGTTTGCCCATCTGGCCAATGTATAGTTTTCCGTTAAAATCGTTGGCAAGAACTTTTAAATAGGCTTGGTCGCTGTCTCGATATACTCCAGACGAAACAACCTTTCCATTTTGAACTATTGCAAAATAGTTTGCTTTTGGATCGGGTTTTTTCTCCGGTGTCGGCTTTGTTTCTGCCGAGCCAACAAATTTGTCATAAGCCGACTTTGCTTCTTCCGGCGTTTTGAATGGAATGCCGTCCATAAATCCGCCAAGTTCGGTTTCTGCTGATTTTTCAATATTAACCAACTGAGAGGTTACGCCAGTTTGCCTGAAAACATCTTTACCCATAAATGCTTGACCAAGGCTCTTAGACGTGCCGCCAACAGAATCAAGCCATTCTCGAAACTCAACTGAGTCTTTGTCGTTAGCAAACGCGAAGTGATTGCCCATGATGGCCGATAGCCTTCCACCTGGCTTCAAAAGATCATAGGCTTTTCTGACGTGTTTAATGTCTCGGTTCTTGCTGAACGGCGGGTTCATAATAATGCGGTCGAATCTTTCTTCTGTCTCGAACGATTCAAAGTCTGCGCCGACAACATCATGACCCTTGAGTTTTAAGATGTTCTGAAGATCTTCAAGGGGCTCAACGGTCTGAACAACTGCGCCAGACTGAATAGCCTTAACAGCGTCAGCAAGATCGCCTTTACCTGCCGAGGGCTCAAGAACGGTCATGCCTGGCTTAATATCAAGCTCGGTTGCTATTCTTTCGGCCAGAGCCGGTGGAGTTGGGAAAAAGTCAAAGCCTTCAAATTTCCTGCCAACCAGTTCTCTTTCGGCGGCTTTTAACGGGTCTGCTGCTTTTCTTCCTTCGGCAAAGCCTTTATATTCAATCAAGGCTTCAGCAAGGTCTGAGTCAGACTTAATGCCGGCATCAACTAGCTTTTTATATTCGGTAATGGTGTCTAGTATTCTTTCGAGCTGATGCGGAACCTTGATTTTCTTTTTGCCAAGCCTGGCTTTTATCTGCAGGATCTTTTCAATCTGGTCATCGTTAAGAGAGATATTTCTATCTCTGCTGCGGTCGCCAATCTTTTCGAGATACTTGGCGGCAAGCTTCATATCGGGAAGATTTTCAAGATCGCCTGCAGCCCAGTTAAACCAGTTTCCATGTGGGTATGGTCTTTGAAATACTGCGCCTTCTTTAATAACCTTCTCTGTCGCATCCATGCCAATTGTCTGACCATAAGATAAGTCGTTTTTATCTGCGTATTTTATCTTGGCTTGCCTTATTTGATTAATAAAAACCTGAAGATCTGGTCTTGATCTTACGTTTTTCAGGTAATTAACTTCGCCTTTCTCCATGCCTTCTGCGATATTAAGCATGGTCTTTGCGAACGCTTCTCTTTCTGCTGCGCCAGCCTCGGCCACCGCCGCCGTTCTTGCGCGTCTGGGCGTATTTGTCTGCCTGTCTTTCCCAAGATCTTCTTGGGCTTTCTTAAGAAGGCTCTCGGCTGATGATTTAAGATTAGAGGCATTGCGCATAAGGTCCGCGGTTTCTGGGGTTACGGTAATGCCGGGTTTAATTGGCGTTGCCTTTGCAGGAGCCACTTCGCCGGTATTGAGCGCCACGGCCTTATCTTCTGCAGTCTGCTTGCTGGTATGCCATGAATATTGCTTGCCTTCGGGGTCAAGAACTCTGAAGCCGCCCTGAAATGATTCTACTTTATAGACAGGCTTGTCGGTCACAGCAGGCACGCCTTTAATCTCTTCCATTTTCGGAATGAGAATGTCAAGCTTCTGCTCGATCTTGCCTGCCTCACGCATAGCGCCAGGCGTATCTTTATCAGCAAGCCTCTCTTTTCTAAGCTGAAGTTTTTCGACCTCACTGGTGATTAGTCCGCGCTCTGTTCTGGTCATTTCTGCAGCGGTTTTATTTTCCAGTGAACCAAGCAATCCTTGCCAAGGTGTAATTTTCTTTTCAAGCTCAGCGGCTCGATCGGTGTCAGATACGATCATGGGCTGCTTTTCTTCTGCAGGAGCAGGCTCAGCAACCGGCTTAATCGCTGGTCTTTTTGTTGCGGCTTTTTTCGCAGCACGTCTGCGCCCCTTGACTTTTGCAAGCTCAGCCTTAAGCTCTTCTTTTACGGCATTCTTAATATCTTCTGGATACTTTTCAAACTCTTCCAAAGCAGCCCGGCCTGATTCACTGTCGAGATCAAGAGAGGGGTCGATCGCATATTGCATTATAGAAGCAGCTCGGTTGTAGTCGATCTCTCTTTGTTCGGCGCGAGCCTGCTCGACACCGCTAAAACCAGTCTGCAGTCTTTCAACGAGGCCGCCAAGTCTTTGTCTTTCGCCGGGAATTGCAATTGCTTCTGCCAGGGTTCTGTCTTGAAATTCTTGGCTTGCTGGAAGCTCAATAGATGGCTGTGGTGGAATCGTTCTGTCTGGCGGCATATACCTAATCGGCAACTGCTTCATTGTTTCGCCAGTCAGTGCTTTCTGGGGCGAGACAGTCTCTCTGACTTTTCTTATATCAATTGCTGTTTGCTGTGCCGCTGCAGTCTGTGCGAATTTTTCAAATTCATTGCCTCTTTCTGCGACATCCTGAGCAAACATGCGAATATTCATTTTTACATAGTCTTGCTTAGATGATGATTCCGCCTTCTTAAGAGCGCTCATTACGCCAGCTAAACCTTCGGATTCTTTGACGTTTCTAAGAGCGCTTGTTATTGCAGAAATACTTTCTTTGTCCAGCGCCATTCCTCTAAGTGCCGCTTCCTGCTTCATTTGCTCCAAGAATGATTCCGCCTGCTTAACCAGACTGGCCGCACCCAGCGCACCCGTAACGGTTCCGAAAATAAAAGCACTGCCAGCTCCCTGAGCCCCAGCAATAGCAGTATCAAGAAACCTGTAACCATCTTCCTCGGGTATTCCGATCTGTTTCAGCACGTCGTTTAATGCCGACGCAGTTCCAAGAGCTGCGCCAGACTTCAGCCCCTGAGCAAGAGCAGACTTGCCCACAAACATCACTTCACCAAGCCTACCGGCTTGATGAGCTGCGACTACGGCTGACTTAGCCTGCTCAGGAGTCATGCCAGAATTCATAAGATAGCCAAAGGCTGCGGTTGTTATTAGCGCCTGCCCACCACCTACAGCCAGCGCTGTCTCTGGCTTAAACTTGCCGGTTTTTTCTTCGATGTGATCTGAAACCCTTGGAATAGATCCAGAGGCGATATAGCCACCCTTGGCAGCCAGTGCGCCAGCTTTTCCGGCAGCAGCCTTGCCAGCTGCGCCAACGGCACCAAAAGCCCCAAGCGCCACGGCGAGCTCTGTAGCAAACTCAACCCCGCGACCAGCAACCCCGGCAACATCAATGTCTGAGCCAGTGAAAACCGACTCAGGAGCCATAGCCTCTATATCTCGTCCAGTCTGGCCTAGTCTTTCGCCATATTCAACATGTTCTTGCATTCTTTCGGTAGTCGTAGGTGATCCGAATCGAGCCGATAAATCACGCCCCACGGTTCCGGCTGTTCTCATCCCGAAGCCAGCAATTCTTGGCAGTAGTCCGCCAATTTGAGCTGCACCGCGACCTATAGCGCCAGCCGCATGAGCAGCACCAACAAACGGTCTCTGCCAGAGAGGTATATCATCTTTCATCTGATCCAGTGCACCACCAGTACCAAAATCTCTGAGCGTTGCCGCGTCCGCTTCTGTTTGCGCCTGAATGTTTTCGCGCTGCTGCGCCCATGTTTGCAAGTATTTGAGATTATCAACCAATTCTTGCTTAATCTCGTCGGGAGCGGTCTTAAAGTTATCTGATTTTAAATACTCATCAGCTTTTTTGAATAGCTCGTTAAATTGTTCTGGCTTCATTGTTTTATCGTATCCTTGCGCCGATGTCGCCTCTGAGACTTCTCAGAAGCTCGACCATTTCTTTCGCTTCCGGGCTGGGCTTCCATTCTGAAGTGGTCGTATCTTCGCCTTCAACACCGCGCTTAATTGCTGGTTCTACTGAACCGCTTCGCTCCCTTGCCGGGGCTCGACCAAGAGAAAACGGCCGCTCAGCACCGCCAGTTGCAGCCCGTATTCTTCCGCGAAGATCGCCAAGCTCTGCTTCTTTCATTTCCTTTTCAGCTCGTAGTTCTCTGACAGTTTCGGCCTGGGCCTGAACAGCTGCAGCCAATTCGGCAGCAGTCAACTCATCTTCAGCGATAGATATTTTCTGATTGTTCTGTCTGAGCTTACTTTCTTCGGCGCGAATCTGCTTGTCTATGCCGGTGACTTCACGGTCAATGTTTTTGATCTGGTTTTCAAAATCTGCAACCTTTTTTTGATGATAAATGTTTGTTTTGGATGTTTCGGTACTGCCTTCCGTAGATTTCTTTGCCAAAGATTTAAACACATTTATAAAATCAACGTCGCTTTGAGTTCTCACGATCTTGCCAACTGCGTTCATGTCTCCGGCAATTAAAGCTTCTCTTAAGCCAGGAGTCGTTTTAATTGGAATTTGTTTTGCTTTTTCCAAAACAGCCTGACGCACTCTGGCAATCATTTCCATTTCTTCTTGCTTTCTTAAAAGCTCTTCAGGGTGAGCGTTTGCTTTGTATTCCTGATCTTGTTCAAACCTGGCTCGTTCTCTTCTTAAAATACCGGGAAGAGCCTGATCTTCGTATCTTTGAGAGCGAGCGAATTTTGCATCGCCCATTTTATTTTCGTATTCAATTTCATTTGGCAGCTGCTCAAACATCATCTGCTGCTGCTGCATCTGCTGGCGCATAGCCTCTTCTTGCTGCCGCTTCGCCCTGCGTTCAGCAATCTTGTTTTCAAATCCCTCGGTCACTCGACCCAATAAACCTTGCATGAATGACATTTAAGACCCCCAATATGTTCTAGGCTGGTATGGCGTGTTAGGTGCCCGTTTGAAACTATAGAATTGGCTCGTCTGTGGCGGAAAATATGCTGGAGTCTGATGGGCAGGTTGCGGCTGCATTCCTCCCTTAGCCGCACTGGCCATGCCTCCGGTATAGTAATCGGCTATTGTTCCTACAGCTCTTCCAAGCATGGCTCCTTTCTGATCTGCTTGCTGCTGATATTGCTGTGCAATTCCGCTCATCATTTGAGGTATTTGCGTTTGCATTCCAACAGACTGGCCTACCGCACCGGCTCTATAGTTCAACGCTCTATCCATAAGGCTTTGTGTAAGCTGAGTTCCCATTCCAAGCCTCTCGCCCTGCCGGTCAAATCGACCAGCTTCCATTTGAGACAGTAGTCCAGCTCTCGCCATGCCGATATCGCCCATAGTTCTGAGCGCTGCTCCGGATTGAACATTGCTAGTATTAAGACCTCTCTGGCCGAGAGATCTTGCCGCCATTGACATTGAATCCCTGATCTGTCCTTCCATTGCTCCGCGCTGCGCGTTGTATGTGAGGTCTGGAGAGTTCTTAAGCCAGTCAAGATAGTCGCTTGTCCATTGCTTAGAAAGCCCTTCAGCCCCATCGCCTGAGCGAGGGGAAGAGTTTATGCCCGTGGCGAGATCTATGTTGCCAGTCTGGCGACCGTAAAGCATTGTGTCTGCAATATCAATCTGACCTTGCGCCAAAGACTTGTTCTGGGCTTCATGCGCCCTCTGTTGCGAGATAGCGGCGTTTTGCGCGTCTCTGGCCTTTCTTGCGTCGGTTGCGCCCCTGACATCATCCCATGCTTTTTTTAAACCTTTAAACATTAGTTTTTTCCTCCGTTGTTGACTCTTGAAAATACGCGCTGGATGTCAGATCTTTGCTTTCCGAGTTGACTGGTAGGAACGTCTATATTTGCTGCCCATGCCGAACACTGCGTTGAAGACACTGACGTTCTGTATGCAGACGAATCGTAAACTTGAAGCAAAAACGTATGCAGGCCAGGAACATCAAAAACCACTCTAGCTCTATACATAAGATATATAATTCCTGGAACGCTTATCTGAGAAATTGCCGCCGTTATGTCTTTATGTGATCCATCTGGAAAGATTTGCAGCAACTTATAAGATGTCGCTAAAGATAAAAGAGTTTGCGTTATAATGAAAATCTGCGAAACCTCTTTTTCTCTAACGAAAGTTGGAGCCTGAATATCTAACAAGGTTGCCTCATAAGAAGCTGCAGTTGTAAAATATGCGCCCATTTATTCAAGCCTCCCGAATTCGTAGACTTTTGCATTCGTCTGGCCGATAATTCTGAAGCTAAAATAGTTTGCCCTTATACCAGGAACAGTAAAGTCTTCAGTTTTTGGAGCGCTGCCTGTTATGTTAAACGTGATTTCGTCTTCTTTTACGCCGTCGTAATAAAGCTCAACCGTAAACTGTCCGAGGCCTCTGATGAAAGCACGTTTCATATCATCCCATTTGCCGGGCCTGCCAAATTCTTTAGAACGATAAGCAAAAGTAGTTGACGAGTCTGAAAGACAAAAGCCATTTTCCGCCACATCGTAAACCAGGTTTTTTAAGACTGGCGTTCCTGCCGTGCCAAAGTTTGCTTTAACAACAAAAAACCGATCTTCTATTGCAGCCGATCCATAGTAAGGCCTTGGCTTTGTGGTTCCTATGACAGTGGGGCTCATTTCTCCTATTTTGCGCAAAGGAAAGATAGTTTCTATTTTCCGCGAGATTCTTGTTACCCTGCCTCCGTTTATGGCAAAAATTCCGCTCGATCTGTTCCCCCTATCGTCTGCATAAGACCCTAAAAAAATAAGCGATCCGTCTACTGCGGCGGTTGAGTAATAACCGGCAACGCCAACGGTGTTTGAGTCTGTGATTTGCTTAACAACAAAGTCTCGCTCATCATCGCCATATATGACGTATATTTCGTCTAAACAGCAAACCACAAGCGCTTCGTCGATAGAATGCAAGCCAACAATTTCAGAATTAAATTTAAAATAGTTTAATACCGGCAGCTCTCCAAATTTGTTTCTTTTTGTGTAATATAAAACAGACGTTCCGCCCAGACTTTCCCACGTTGACGATGCTGACACGTTTACCGATCTAGGGAAGTCTCTCTTAAACCATAGCCTGCCATTATGAATGGTAAAAATGCTCCAGCCGGACTTGTCTAGGGGTGCAACTGAATACGGATAAACAACCGGAAAGTTGCTGCCCATTGGAAGAAACCATACATTTTCACAGGGAGCGCCCAGAGAGCCGTCGGCAAACTGGTCAATAAGAGCTGGAGTTCCTCCAGAAAAAGCGCCTATTGTTGGAAATGGAACTCTATAAAATTCTGGGCTTCCTGGAGATCTTCTATATATTCTGTATTCAGCATTAGTCTTGTTTTTAAAGACTATGGTTCTATAGGTGCTAAATGGAGCGTAAATGTTGTTGGCTCCGTTTGTAAGCTGCGGGAACGAGGTAAAGCTAATTGCTTCTCCTGACGCGAAAGTTCTTGTCCAGACAAGTCCAGCAGATTCTTCTCCAGAGTCAGGATCGTATATTGTAATGGCATATTGATACTGCCCACCAAAGACAGGACTAGAAGGAGCCGAAACAACCGATAGAACCGGATTGCCAGACGGGAATGTGTCGGTGTCTATGAGAGACGGAACCCCGACTAGATCTATTTTTCCGCCTGGGTATTCTCTGAAAAGATATCCAGCTCCAGTTCTGGATATAACTGACTTAGCAGCAGTTACGTCTAGGGTGCCATTAAGATAAATTGTAGATCCGTCCAGATCTTTTTCAACTCTGCCGCCTGACTCGTCGATATCATATTCTTTGTATTCCAAAAATCCGCTATCAATCTTCACGTTGACAGCTTCCTGGGATTCGTTGTCGCCTATCTTAGTGGGATCATTAAGGTTTAGATATCCAAACATCTTTATACCTTCCAGGGGTCGCGGGGCAGGAATTCCACCGGCGGATCGTAAGCGTTTTTAAACTCTCTTATTTTGTCTGAATATTTTGCAGCATAAACCTGGCTGAGTGGGAACAGGTCTTTTTGTGCTGGCATACTGTAGAACTCTGACAAAGATAAAATCCAAATCGCGTCAATGAAGTGCGCCATGTGAGCCGGCAGGTCTGGTTGATCTGAATTTTTTGCCATTGGCGCTGGAGAGTAAACGCCTTTTGCGCTGCATTCGTAGGCGCTGTTTCTGAATACGGTGATTTCTATTGTCTTGTCTCTTGTGACTGGAGTCGACAGGGTGACTGTTACGCCATTTGTCTCGGTAAAGGTAGATGGTGCCTGCGAAAGCCCGTCAAGTCTTACTGCTATTGCATTAGTGCCGACTTCGTATGACACAGGAAGAGTTACGGAATCATTACCGGCCAGTATGGTGAAAGTTCTTTTGAATGCGTTGAATGACGAAAAGGGAGCGGCAGGATAATAAACAATCTCGCACTCTTGATCTCTCGCCAGTGGTCCGGCAATCTCTATTGCATTTGGGTTTGTGATCGACCACTTGTCCTGATTCTGATAGAAGCCGTTCAGAAAAACATCAACAAATGCCTGATCTTCTGGGATTGCAAGAGGAAGCGCGATTGTTGTTGTTCCGGCCGGAAGCGCTACTATCTGCGATGCTCTATCGGCAGCAGAAACCCACACAATCTCAACAACTTGATCTCTGGTTTTTGGCCCGATAAGCTCAATGGATCTACCGCCGATAATTTCCCACTGGTCTTTATTCTGCCAGACTCCGTTTAAATAGAGTTCAACATTGTTTTTGTTTGTTGAAATTGGAACGTCAATAAAGATTTCAGTCTCATTGGCCAGAAGCGTTGAGGTTCTGGAGAAGCGGCAAGGCGCACGTTTAACTGAATCCGGGATTGGGTAGAGCTTGATCTTTGCATCTTCGATGAACCAGTGAGTCGGAAGCTCTGCGGTAACCTCTCGCCAGGCCAGAGAGCTTGACGGAATTTCGCCTATCTTCATCTGGTCTGTATAGCCTGAGAAGTAGTCATCGAGATAGCCAGCGGTTGTCCTGACCAGTTTTTTGTTTTTCCAGAAAACATCGTCTACCCTGATGGCATTGGACGGTATATTGAATGCCGCAGTGTAAACATTAAAAGCGCCCATCTGGACGGATGTTTCTTTGCATTTGGTGTCGGCGGCAAACTTTCTGCAGGATCGGTTCAGGCTATTAACTATTTCCGATTCTCTCCAGGGAATAGTTCCGTCTTGAAGTCTGATATTTTCAACCACCTTATTTTTGAGAGAAAGAAGGCTGTCTCCAGAAACCAGATCTGCCTCTGTCGGCATCGGCGCGGATGAGTCGGAAGAAAAGGCTGCGCCGTATTCTTCGAGCCTGGTCTTGTAGAGAGCCACGTATTGCTCTGCCAGGCTTGGGTCTCGTTGCTGGCCTTCTCTGCTATAACATTCGACCAGCGCCCAAAGCCATAGGGCATCGTGAAAATGCTGCAGGTGAGAAGGCAGGTCAGGCACATCGGAATCGCCAGTCATGTCTGCGGGCGTGATTACGCATCTGATTTTAGCGTTTCCCACAGAAAAGCTTAACGGAATAGGGTAAATCCGAATAAGGCCGCCGTCAGTGACCCAATGCGTTGGCGTTCCCGTTTCTGTTCTCCAATCCGTATCTCTGGGCTGATAACCAGACAACACAGAATCAAGCTCTTGAACAGAAGTTTGGCCTAGTCGCTTGCCAAGCCACATCACGCAATCTATACTTGCAATATTGTCCGGGAATGTAAAAAGGCCATCTGGAGCGCTTGACGCGGCAAGATTAAGCGTGGTCTCTTTGCATCTTGTGTCAGCAGAAAACCTTCTACAGCCTCGATTAATGTTGTCTGTAATCTCAGCCACAGGCCAATACTTCGGCGTAGACCGCTCTTTAAGCTTCTCGATTACCTTGCTCTTGAGCTCAAGCAGATTCATTCCCGGTCTCCTTGCTTGTTAATGAAAGGCAGGAGGGCCATTGCTGGACACCTCCCACCAGACACCGATTACTTAGTTTCCGATTTCTTTTCAGCTTTCGCCGGAGCTACAACGGGCTTAACCTCTGTTACAACGCCTTTACAGTTGGTGCGAAGATGACTGGCTATGGAATCGTCGTTTGTTCGGAATGCGCCACGAACGAATTTAACTTTCTTCGATCCGGCATATGTCACGAACTCAGCATATATTGACTGGAATATAAACATCTAATGCCTTCCCCTTATACGTTGTAGATGAAGCCGTGATTCTGCTCGTTATGCAGACCAGCGCAACATTCTTCAAGATATTCATCCTTGCGTCCGTCATAGTCAGGAGCCTGGATATTTTCTTTCAGAATCATCTTCTGAATGTAATATTTTGAGACCAGATTCATGTTCAGGAGCATAGCGCACCCGCCATAGTTGCCTTCGAGCATCTGGGAAAGAATGCGGTGATAGAAAATTTTGCACTTGCCGAACGGGCTGATGTAGCTACCAATATCAAGACCCCATTCTTTGGTCGCCTGGTCGATATTGTAGTTAGACTTGTTAAGGATTTCGGCATGAAGAGCTTCAAGGAATGTTCCAGAGGCAGCAAGAACATAGTTTCCGCCGCCATTAAACATAACGTCTTTAAGGAAGCCGTCGAACTTGGCCTTGGTGAGAGCGCCTGACACGTCTTCACGATGGGAAGTAATATAGCGCAAGATCCCCTTTGAGGTTCTGCGGTTAGTGGCCACATCGTATTTCATGTCGCCATTAACGAAAGAACGTTCCACGCCTTCAAGGTGAAGAATCATTGCATCACGACGAGCGTCTGCCATAGCTTCTTTGTCGCCGCGTTCATAACGCTTGATCTGCATTTCAGTCCTGGTCAGGTCGATAGGAGTGCGGTGAATCTGCAGAACGTTTGACGGCATAGTTGGCTTGATTTTTACGCCGATACCAGAGAGGGAACCTTCGGCGTATGCGCTGGAAAGCTTAACGATTTCTGCGCCGTCGAGAGCTGAGGCAGCAGCAGCTTCGCCCCAGCCACGAATAACAGTAAGAGCATCGGCGGTTCTGTCAGTAACAACAACTTGTTCGCCACCAGTCGCTGATGGAATCCAGATGATGTCGTTGACATCGAACATCGGGCCTGTGCCGGCTGCGACATTGATTGTGGTTACGGAATCGTTAATGCCGCCATTAAGAACAGTCGTTGGTGTGCCCATATCTTTTTCTGTCCATTCCTGCTTAACGCTGGTGGCTTTTACTGACCGCTTCATTTTTTCCATGAAAGCGTTTAGCGGGGCAATTTCTGCCTGGGCAAAGAAGATACGCTGATCTACCGAACGAATCCTGGTATCGGGTGCCGAATTGTTTAGGCTACTGTTTTGAGCGCCTTTTTGAAGATTGAGAGCCATAATACTACTTCCTCCGTTAATTTTTCCGCGAAGAGATTAAAGCTCTCCGGGGGTAAGATTATTCAAAACCCAGATCTTCTGGGCTCAATACCGAACTGTCTGGACGTGTCGCGGGAACCCGGCCAGTGCCAGGCGTCATAGTTTTTGGCGGATTAACGGATCTTTTCTCTTGTCTTGCGATCGTAGAGCTGCCTAAGCCGCCAGCCTTTTTTCTTGCCTTATACTTTGTTTCAATCTGCTTCAGGAAGTTTACGGTTTTTGAAAAGTCTCCGCGTGCTTCTGCGTCGCGCAGCGCCTGCATGTCACCGTTTTTCGCTTCGTAGGCTTCCCTTTTTACGAACTCAATAAAGCCAGGATCATTCTGCTTGTAGATGTTGTCTACAACGTCAAGAGCCTCCTCTTCTCTTTTTAAAACAGTTTTAACATCGTTCAATGCGTCTCGGTGCGAGTCTTCAAACTCGTCATAGTCAACGCCATGTCTTGCTTTAAAAATTTCCTTTGCCCTGTTATTTAGCGCCTGGTATTTTTCAAGGCCACTGGCAGCAACAGTGGGCGGTGGTTCTTCGGCAATTTCCTGCTCGTCTTCCGGAATGCCTTCTTCGCCAGATTCATCTTCGTCTAATTCGTCGGGAAGTTCATCTTCAAGAAGCTCGTCTTCAGAGAAAATATCAAAATCATCTTGTGATTCTTCGTCTTCCTCTGGCGCGTCGATTTCTTCGGCTTCTGTCTCCGGGATTTGATCGGCCATTTCTTCCTGATCCAGATCTTCTTCGCTGTTAAGATATTCGGTGTCTTTCATGCTTCTCTCCTACATTCTTAAATTTGAATTGATTACCCGATCCGATTCTGATCTGTCAGCTTCTGCAAGTTTTTCGCTGGACTCGTTTGCTCTTGCTATTGCTTCTTTGATTTCAGACTCCGTATCGGTAATCCATTTACATTCCAAGTGTAAACCAAAGTAATAGCTATTGTCAATTTTCTGATAATCAGGTGAAGTTTTGCACAAGGTTTTCCACAGGACGTCTCTTCTTCGCGTTAAAATGGGAAGTAGAAACCTCCCAACTGTCTCGGCATCCAGTCCTGCCTTTATGGCTTCTAGTAGTTCTTTTTTGAGTGAATAATTATTGTCCACGGTTGCCACCTTTCGCAGCTGCTTCGATTTGCTCCGGTGTCATTTGCGCCAAAGTCTGCTCGGCCTGCGCTTGCTGCTGCATCATCATTTCCTGCTGCTGCATCATATGCTGCTGAATCTCTTCTGCTGTCGGCGCATACTTACTAGAGTCTTTATAGCCCATTTGTTCGACCAGTGTTTTGACGGCTTCCACCGCCTTACCAGTCATTATTTCAGGAGGAACGCCCATTTGCAACATGGCCGGGTAAATCTGCCCTATCAGCAACATCATGTTTTGTGTCGCCTCCTGTCGCTGTCCTGCGCCCACTCCCGCCGCAATGTCCAGGTCAAATTCGCCGGCAAGATCTTCCGGCCTGACCACAAGTCCCTGCGACTCGGTGAGCCTCACCACCTGCTCATTGTCGATATACCTGCTGTTCATTTCGACGAGAATTTCAAAAAGATCAAGCGCACCCGTTTCTGCAAATATCCTGGCAATCATTTCCAGGCGCTGAGTCGCAGCCCCCATGATCGCCGTGATACCGGTAGCGGTTTTATTCAGGCTCTTTGAATCCATGCCTTGGTTATACTTGGTAATGCCCGTTCGGTTTTCTTTTACCTGGTCAAGGTATTCAACCATCGGCATTGCCATCGGGCTTGTCGGTGACTCTGGCATATAAGATACAAATGCTCCGACCGGCTGACCTTCACGCGACTTGGCCCTGATGAATCTCTTGTTGTCCCTGAGATCGTCCGGGTTAATTGCGTCCTGGTCAACTATCGCCTGCCTGTCATTGTTGTTTGCAATGTTGACGATAATCTGACGCATGAGGGCGACCTTGATGTCTTGCAACTCACCAATGAGATCGTCAAAAGTTCTGCCGCCCAATTCGTATTGATGCGGGTATGGTGACAGCACGGCAAAATGCGGCCTGCCCATTTCGTTTTCTTCGACTCGAATAATCTGATCGCCTATAACGGTTATAATCAGACTCTCGCTGATATTGTCGTCATTGATGTCGTACTTGCCGAAACACTCCTGCACCCAGTATTGCTGGCGGCTCGGATCTAGGCCAGACGCTCCGTCATGCGTAAAAGAACTGGGATCTTGATATTGTCTCAGCTCGTCCTTGTCAAAATCAGAATACTTTGCGCCTGCAATCTTGTTTTCGTCCACCTTGTCGAAGATGCCGGACTTGACCATAACTTCTATTTCGCTCCTGGTCATTAGCTTTTTATGCATACAGAAATTTAGATCCCTGATATCGCTTGCGTCTGGAAGCCAGGCAAACTCTGACACGGGAACATTTTCTAGGATCGGCTGGTTCTTTGTGATTTTCTGTTCTCTTACGGTTACAGAATACGTGCCGTCGGGAAGCTCTTCAGCCTTTACAAATTTAACTTGGTCAGCCTGGGTGTCCAGATCAAGAAGTTCTTCTGGAGTCATCTGAACAACTGTTTCCACCTCTTTTTCTATTCGCTCCCACCTGATTTTGGTTATGCCGTGACCGAGCTGCAGAGCGTCCAGAATCCAGCGATAGAATTTCAGGAAGCCTTTATTTTTTTTCTGGATCTGCCAGTTGCATAGAACTTGCATGGCTTCTGCGTGCTGAGTATCGTCCGGTGTCCTTGGCGTAATCGAAACAACGTCCTGGCCGCCGAAAAAGATTTTCATAAGCGATGGCACCGCCCAATAGACAGTGTCGGCCACGTCTGACATCGTAAAGTTGCTGCGCTCTGAGAGTTTCGGAAAAATGCCTTTATAATAATCTTTGTCTGACATAAAGCGCTGCAATCTTCTGAGAGCGGCAGGCTCAATGTGCTCCTCGTAATAAAGCTCTGCGGCCTCAATGTCTGAGACCACATAGCCCATCAGTTTATCTTTGGTTTCCTGGTTTATCATCACATTGCTCCTGTAGAACTAATTGCATTCCATGACTCTTGACTGCCACGATCTGCTGGAATTTCGTTTTTAATCAAGTAGGCCAGAGCTTGAGTCATTGCGTCGACCTGGTCATCGTGCGCGCCAACTGGGAAGGATTTTACTTCGCATTCGAAATCAATCAACCAGGGAGCCTTTTCTGGAAGAAACACCCTGCCAGCCTCAATCGTGCCGCTTACGCCCTGCGCCCTGATCGTTTTGCTTTTAACCGCAGGGATTGCTATTACAGGCAATCTTGTTTCGGCTCTCAAGACTTGCAGCAGTTGATGCCCAGATCCTCGATCTTCAATGAGAATCGCCCTGGGATTATCTCTTACCGCAAACGACTCGACAGCCCTGCGAAGATCCGGGAACTGAACACGGCCTTTATATAGATCCGTCAGGTAAAATCCATTAGGGCCGGGTCGCCAGCATTGCATAACAGACGGATCGTGAATGTCATCGTCTTTAGTGCCAGTGTCCCAGGAATGGATATTGTAAGACTCTGGCGCTGTCTTATAGCGCCTGAACCATTGCATATTGAACAGCGAGCCCTCTTCTGGTGACGGGTCTTGCATGTAAAGCGCCGACCATTCACGAGAACCGAGCTGGTCTTTAATCTTAGCCAGAGCTTCCGAGGAATAATGATTAGGCCAGAGCGCTTCACCGTCTTCGCTGATTGCTGGAAGATTAAGAACCTCCCAACCCTCCGACGCATGATCTCGCAGCAGCCAGCCCGCCAGGTCGTCATGGTGCCACCTTGTCAGCATAACGACAACAGCGCCGCCGGGCATCAGGCGAGTATAAGCAACGGCCCGATACCAGTCTTTGAGCTTGCGCCTGGTTGTTTCTGAGTCTGCATCTTCGCGGCCTTTAAGCGGATCATCAATTAAAAAAAGATGAGCGCCTCGGCCTGTAGCTGCCCCGCCAACGCCGAGAGCAAAATAAGCGCCTGCCCTGGTAGTATTGAATCGCTTCTGACTTGCGGAATCGTCAGCCAGGACACAATCGGGAAAAGGAAAATTAGTGTCTGCTATCTGGTTGCGGACTTTTCGCCCGAAATCGTCGGCCAGCTCCTGTGCGTAAGTAGCGTGAATAACATATTTTGAAGGATTACGGCCAAGATACCAGGCAGGGAAATACTCTGATGTCAGCATAGACTTGCCATGCCTGGGCGGTGCAAAGATCATTAGGCGCTTGCACTTGCCAGACTCAACACGCTCCAGGGCATTGGCTATTAACCTGTGATGATCGCCAACATCATAATCAGGCCACTGATGCAACGCATAGTCGATTAAACTGGTGCGAGCAAGCGCAGCCGTCCTCCTGGAAAGCTCCGCATTGACCTGATCTAGAGTGGGGATAATCACTTTTTGCCGGACTCCTTATCAGACTCTTTCGGCTGTGCTTTTGATAGCAATGCCTGCAGCGCCTTTACTTCTTCGGTCGTTAAAGATTCCAGGTTGACCTGGTGATTATGTTCAATCACTCCGGACTGCTCGATCTCATGCTTATCACGCCAAATCGCACGCTGCCTGTTTTTGAGCCAAAAGATACAGGCGGTTGTGTCGCCATTAGTAGCTCTGCTATATAGGCTATTAGCAACTGCCACGTCAGCAACCTCAGCGCCTTTTTTTATGGCATCTCGAAAAACCGGCTTACTGGCTATCCATCGGTTCAGAGACGCCAGCGAAACCCCAAACAAATCAGCCATTTGCGGCAGAGTCTTGCCCAGCAGGGCATACCCATAAGCACGCTCGCAGCATTCAGGCGTATATGCAGTCGGTCGGCCTCTTTTCGGTTTATCCATGATAAATCACCTCACCTAAAATATATCAGAATTTTGATAACAAAGCAAAATTTCTGTGGAAAACTCAAAATTCAGGGGGGTGATAATATACCCGAAGCGCTAGGAAAACGTCAGGAAGCCCCGTTTGCGGCGATCTTTTTTTAACGATAATTATTTTTTTTATCCCCAATCGAAAGCAAGTAGCCCTAAAAGCAAAAAAGCCCCGGATTTCTCCGGGGCTTGCCTTGCCTTACTTTTTTTGCTCTGCGTATTTTTCCAGCGCACGGCTGATCACGTCTGCCTGGCTCATCTGGAGTTTTCCAGACAGCGTAACTAATAGTGCGCGGTCGCGGTCTGAAAGTCTTACTGATATTAACTTTTTCATCTTCATTCTCCTGTTTTTTTAAGTTTAAAGCAAAAACAGCTTATACTTAATTGTATAAGCTGTTTTTGGCCTTTTTACGGCTTGCCTATGCCGTTTCAAGCTAGTAGTTATTCTATAACTACTAGCTTGACACAACGGCATAGGCAAGCCGTAAAAAGGCCAAAAACAGCTTATACAATTAAGTATAAGCTGTTTTTGCTTTAAACTTA